ACGGTAGACGTTCGAGCGATTGAAGATGTCGAGGATCAGCTTCGTGACGGCGGCGCACCAGGACTTGACCGGCTTTTTCTTGTTCAGGTCATCGTATGGCGTCTTGAGCGCGATCCACGGACGGGCAGGCGACGTAGCACCAGCCATAAGGCCAGCGCCAAGCACGCGCAGCGATTTCGTAGCCGTGCTGTCGAAAATGTTCTGATTGCGACGATTGCCGCGATTGCGGTCTTCGACGAAGAAGCGCCCGGCGCGCGGCAGCAGGACGTTGGAAATGTCCTTGTACTCACGGATCCACGACGAGCGTTCATTCCGCAGCGCGTACCACCGCTGCAGAATCAGTTCCTTGCGCGTCCTGACCGGCTTCGCAGTGCCGCCCGCCTGACTGGGCTTATTGGCGGTTGCGTCCGGCTGCGCGCTCTGGTCGTTCGTGAGCAGCGTTGCCATCAGCTACCCAGCAGCGTGTTCGAGCCGAGCGCGCTACCGCCGCCGAGGTTCAGTGCGGAATTGGCGACACCGCCCGAACCGGTCAGCAGCGTGGATGCCGGGCCGCTATTGACGCCAGCGGCAGCAGGCGTGCCGCCAGCGTTCAGCGCGGTCGTGTCGGCGGGCGTGGACTTCTGCGCCGTGCCTGCAGCCTTCGCTGCGGCTGCGGTATCGCCGCGTTGATTCGCTGCCTGCTGGTTAGCCTGGACGTGCGCCGCGACTGCTGCGCCCGCACTGACTGCCGCCGTTACCCCACCGACGATTAAAGCAAGTGAACTCATGATTTCTGTCCTGTAATCGTCGTGCCGCCGGGAAGCTTCGCCAGCAAATGCGGTTCGTCGGTCATTTCGTGTTCGGCCTCGTCAACCGATTGCGCATCGCTAGGCAGAACCATCGTCATTTGCGTTTCGGCGTGCGTTCTGAACAACGCCTTGCGCCCACGCAGACCGGGCAGAACGTGAAAGCCCGTAAGCCGCGCCGAGTCGTTGCCCGTGAAAATCGTCACGTCACCATGCAGCACCAGAACCGTCGCGCGGCGCAGAACGGTGCCCGATGCGAGTACGCCGGCGGGCAGAAAGCAGGTTCGTGCGTACATGCCGGCGTGCAGCAGATGGTCGACGCGAGCTTCGATCTGGGGTTGCTCGAGCATCAGCGCGTCGAGATCGCGCAGTGCGGCAAGGGTCTGCGCATCCGGCGCGACGAGTTCGAGCGGTGGCGCGACAAGGTCATTCATGGCCGAAGCCCTTGAAGTACACGCGATTGGTCGCGCGGTACCCACTGCGAGGCAGAATCACGTCGAGCCGGCTTTCAGTCGGCGCGCTGATCATCAGGCCCATGGCACCGCGCTCGGCCGCAATGCGCTCGGCGGTCTGTCGGAGTCGCGTTCCTGCGCTTCCCATGCGCGCGTTCGCAGTCACGAAGAACGAGATCAGACAGCCGATCAGCTTTGAGTAATGCGGCAGCACGGATAGCGTCACCACGCCGAAGCCAGCCAGTTCGTCGTCGCACCAGACGCCGATGCACTGTGCGACGCCTGCAGCTTCCATCGCCCGGTACGCATCAGCGTCAACCTTGGGCGGTCCAAACTCGGCCATACGCCCAGACTCTGCGGCGTATTCCGCGCATAGCGTGTCGAAGCCTGCCGCACTGGCGAGGTAATCGAACGTGCATTCGCGGATAACGGTGGGCATGATCTTTACGCGTATGGGTTGTGCTCGCGACGGGTGCGCGGCATCGAATATGCGTACGGATCGTATTCGTCGCGGCTCCCGGTATGCGTACGCTGCAGGTCCGCCACCTTGGGCGTGTCGATCAGCGCGAGCACGTAAGCGGATGCCCAGTCAGGAGATCGCTTGATGCGCTTCTCGATGTCTTCGCGTGACTCAACCTGCACGGTCTTGCCCTGGACACGCCACATCGGCGCGCACAGATCCGCGGCGAGGCGCTTGTCTGGTGGCAATGCGATGCCGTTGTTCGCGAGCGGGTCGAGCGCTTCACGCATGCGCCACCAGAGTTCGGTTCGCAGGTTGAAGAACCGGAGTCGGCCCGACTTGTCGACGCCTCGTGCAGCTTCCGACACGTTCACGCCGTACACCTGAACGCTCATCTGGTTCAGGAAGTCGTAAGGCGACGAGCCCACGCCGATCACGTCGATGTGGATCGGCGCACTGTCGCGCAGCTCGGCGATCGTGTAGCCAGCCACGCGCGGGCCGTCTGGCGTGGCCGTGCCGGGATAGGTGACCGGTTTATCGAACCAGAAGCCATGGCGGCGCGCGATGACCGTGTTGTCGCGTCCACCACGTGCCACGTCCACGCCGATCGAATCCATCGGCGGTTTGGCCTGCAACTCGGTCCAGCGCGCCATTGCGATGTCGACCCACTCGGTCGGGATCAACTGCATTGCGTCGTCTTCCATGCCTGCCTCGAATGAGCCGTAGAGCATTTGCGAGCGCAAAGGCTCAGGGAGTGCCTGCAGCTGCGACACGTAGTTCGTGCCCACCAGGTGCGGGTTATCGGTCACACGGGACGGGATGAACGTGCGCGAGCGCGGGATGACCAGTTCCCCGTTGTGCTCGAACGGTGTGCTCTCTGCGACTTCCATGTCGCGCACACCGCTGCCTTCAACGAGCGTGGCGAACCACCGCAACTCACCTGGCATGGCTCGCTTGCCGGGGTATTTGCGATCGAGCCACGGTGCGAAGAACTCGATCAGCCAGCGGCCTTCAGCCGACGACGGCGGGTTGAACGTGAGCAGGGTCTGGCACTTCTGCTTCTTGTCCGTGGTGCGGTTCCACGCCATCAGGAACCGGATCTGGAACTCGGGGATCTCGGCGGCTTCGTCGTAGATGATCAGGTCGTGTGGACGCCCGCGGTACTTCTGCTCGTCGCCCATGTTCGGCACTGAGCCGAATTCAACCTGCACGCCCGGCAGGCGCCAGATACCGTCCTTGCTCGACCAGCCATCGCGCGTGCCGAGCAGTTCGCCCATACGGTCGACCATGCCGACGTGCTCGGTACCGTTCTTACGCACCACGATGCACTTCTGGTGCTGCGTGAGCGCCTTGCCGATAGCGAGGTCAGTCTTGCCCCCGCCGGCCGCGCCACCGAAGCCTATGACGTCTGCATTCGAGCCGTATGCGGTGGATTGCGGGCCTTGCAGTGGCGTCCAGAGTGGTGGCGTGTACGTCGCCAGCAGCATGTCGACTTCGGCGCGTTCTTCCGGCGTCATGTACGGCCGCAGCGCTTCCAGCTCGGCGGCGTTCATAGAAGGTCTTCGCCGTCTTCCTGGTCGGCCTTGCGACGTGCTGCCTGCTCGGCGATCGATGCCAGCTTGGCGGCGCGTTCTTCGGGCGTCATGTTCAGGGATTCGCCGCCCGTGGTCATGTCGATGCGTTGCCCGTACTTGCGCGGGAACCACACGGCCAGGAGCTTGAGGCGCGTCTCGATCTGGAGTTTGCGGTGACCGAGCATGTCTTCGCGCACGGTCTTGTACCCGGTGTCGCTCTCTTCGGTGCGCTCGCCTACCTGCGTCGTGTCGGAGATTTCAAGCGCCTCTTCGGCGATCGCATCGCCGCCCAGTTCGCGGGCCAGTGCAAAGCGTTCAGAGAATTGGGGATAGGTTTTGCGCCACGTGTACACCGTCACCCATGACGGCATATGCGGGTCGCGGCAGATCGCGCGCAGCGTCTCGCCATTGGCGATTCGTTCGCAGATCTCGTCGGCCAGTTCGGGGGTGTAGGTGGATTGCTGTGACATGCGCGAGATCGTCACGCATGCGCGAAGCGTTAAGCGTACGGGTCAGCCTGTCGTGCGCCACTTCACCGGCTGCTGTGCCCTACGCCGGTAACTGCAGATGTCCTGCACGGTCGATTTTGCAATCTCGAACTTCTGCGCAATCACACGATACGACAGCCCGTCTTCGTGCAGCCGGCGGATCATCTCCACGGCGGCATCGCTCAATTTCGCGCGCTGGTGGTCCTGACCAACTCGCAAACCGCGCTCATTTACCCCGATCATCTTTTTCATATTCGGCACCTCTGAACGCGTAGAAATTTGCATACACCACCTACACCAACCACACCACCTGTTTTGGAAAGTCTCCCAATTCGCCCTATACTTCACACGCAGTATTGATAGTAAAAAGGTGGTGTAGGTGGTGTAGGTGGTTCAAATCCAAGCCCATCAAGGAACCTGATCTACACCACCTCTAAATTTCAGGTGGTGTAGGTGGTTTAGATTGGGGCAACCCATACCCTGACTTGCCTTTTGTTGACCGATCTGAAGTTTCGCGAGTAACCCAATGCTTGCAAAACTTTGCCAATTCGTATTTCTTCGCGCTTTCCAATGCTTTTCGCGTCAAAGCGCAACGCGTCAACCAGCACATCGTTTGCGCGTAGAAAATCGCGCGTTCGCGGCGTGCTCGTGTCGTCCTCGAAATCGCCCGGCGTGTCGAGCCACTGATCGACAATCGGAGTCCACGCGTCGGAGATCTTGTGCGACGTGTGAACGTGCACCGCGAGACGCTCGGCGTCGCGCCAGTCGATGTCGGTCAGGTCGTACACGACGCACGCTTCGGCCCACAATTGCAGGCAGTCACGCTCAATCGCTTCAGGGCTGCACACGCCGACGCAGATCGGCAACCAGCGCCGCTCACCGGTTTCATCGCCGAGGAATTCTTCCTGATTGGTGGTCCCGAAGAACAGGAAGCGCCGGGCGAAGTGCGTGTTGAACTCCTTGTAAAGCGTGCGCCACTCTTCGTGCGTGCGGCTGATAAACGCCTTGATCGACTCAGCATCGCGCGAGTGCAGGCCACGCAACTCACCTAGCTCGAGCACGAGCCGGCCGCGCATGCGCCGCGAGGCTTCGGCGTCGCGCTCAGCCAGGTTCAGTTCAGAGTAGAAGTCGATAGCCGGTGCGAGCGCCTTGACCGCACGCGTCTTGCCTGCACCCTGTTTGCCGACGAACACGGGAGCCATGGGTGCTTCGCAGCCGGGCGACAGCACGCGCCCAGCCATCGCCGTCCACATATAGCGCGACACCGCGCGCACGTATTCGCTGTCGACGACACCCATGTAATCGCGCAGGAAGTTCTCGACGCGCGGCTCGCCGTCCCACTCAAGCGTGCGCAGCCACTGGATCGCGCTGTCGAAGCGGTTGTCGTCGGCCACGAGCCACACCGCGTCGCGGATCATTTCCTTGGTCAGTTTCTTGAAGCCCTGTTGCTCGAGCCGGATCTGCAGGCGCGTGTAGTCGGCGTCGGTAAAGCCGCGCCAGTCGTCGGTACCCTGTGCGGCAAGCATGATCTCGGCGCGGAACTCGTCGAAGCGGATATGCACACCGGCTTCGTGCGGGTCGGCGAGTCCCTTCACCAC